TGAGAGTAATCCGGGTTGATGACACTCAGCTCACTGTCGACCACCCCCAGGACAGTCCCTTGAAACGCCGTAAACAACGAGTGCACATTGCCACGGAGCTTCAACGTGTAGCCGCGCCGCCGGGATGGCTGCCCGGTATCATCCAAGACGACATTCCTGGCTCGGACTAAATCTTTGGGGTCCAGCCGTTCTGGTTGCAGCGTGTTCTTGAGTCCGGTCCAGCTGTTCAGGACCTTGCCAACCTCGGCAATCTGGGCACCGGCTTGTGGGTCAGGTTTTGCCATCACTGCACCGGTATGTTGCCGTACTGAAGCATCCCGCGACCAGCGATATCCCGCGGCTGTACTCCAATCGGTAGACCTGTCGATCGCGCCTGCGCGAGCTGCTGCTGGTGCAATTGAAGCGATCGTATGAAGCTAGCCTGCGGCGGCAGCATGCCAGGATGCTCTACCTGCCACCGTTGCGCTTCAGCCATCCAGGTGTCGAACGACCCTTGGTCACCTTGCGCCACCGCCTGCCTTAGATGCTGGCTGATGTTCGCCGAACTCGCCTGGCGCATGGCGCGCAGTCCAGATTCTTCCCGAGCCACCTCCTGGTACTCAGCCTGCTTCTGCGGCTTGAGACCCATCGCGGTCAGCGCGTAGTCGAGAGCACTCGGGCTCATCGGCAGCTTCTGCCCTTGATTGTCGACAAACCCATCACGACCAAGCCTGTAAGCTTTCATCGGTCCGCTAATCAGTCCAGGCATCATCCGGCCCAAGCCTTCGAGGTAGTCACCATTCAAGATATCCCCTGCCGCTTTGACCATCTGAAACCCTTGGTCAATTGCCGGACCAACCATAGACTTAGCCCAGTCCTTCTCCACATCTTCCCACTTACGCTTCTCGGTGAAGATTTTCAGACTTGCTGTACCGGGTATGATCTCTCCTTCACCCCAATTCGCAAAGTCCACCCCTGCTGCACGCGGCAACCCACGAGCGATGATCTCGCCCATGTCCTTGCCAAACAGGTTCGACAGGAAACCGCGATACGACGCCGTTATGTCGTGATCATCGCGGCCCGTAACCGAGTTCATGAACTTGTCGTAGACTGAAGCCATTACCGACACTGCCGGCAGCCCCAACGTGCCAGCCAACATCGTCGTTGCTGCCACATGACCACCCAGCCACGTAAGAGCATCTTTTCGCGCCTGCGGGTCGCCTTTGAATACGTCGTACACCTCATGGTAAAGCTTGTTGGCCAGATTGATATTCCACGTCTGGAATTGCATGGTCATCGGCGTGTAAGAACCAAGGAAACCACTTCTACCCATCTGCCGTGCGCCAAGAGCCGCACTGTAGTAGCCCTGGCTGTCGCCAATCGCGCGGTCGATAAATTGTTCTCTCGACAGTGTGGGGTGGCCTTTTGCCGTGTAAAGCTCATCGGCAGCAAGGCCCATGATCACTCTAGGAGCAAGATCGGCATACGTGCCCAGCGTGTTCGCCGCTTTCAGCGCCGTACCAGTCAATGCTGGATGCTCGCTTACTGACGCAGTGTACGATCCCAACGACCCCCGTAGCTCCATCCCCATGATCGTATCGATTTGCGCTGGTGTGAGTGTACTTTTCTCTAGACCCTCGCGTGTGATCCCAGCCGTCAACCCGTCCGGACTTCGAACTGTTGCAGCAAGAGCCTTCATAGTCGGCGCCACTGCCCGCGTCATTGCCGCAAGCGCTGGACCGTAACCAGCAAGACCGGAGCCCTGCAGCTTGGCAAGCTCCGGAGCGCCAGTCATCGCCAGTTGGCTCAACTGCATCGGAACATACGCCGGGCTCATGCCGATATGCAGGAAATTGGTAAACTGACGAAGTCCACTTTTCCAATCTTGAGGTACGTAAGTCTGCCTGAGCCGCTGCCCACGCATCAACTCGCCTACCGTATCCGCGAGACCCAGCTTTGTGTTCAGATCAACATCAGGATTGCTGTTGGCATTCTCGACATCTTTCAGCATGCCGGCTTCCGCTGCGCTGACCTCATGCGCCAGCGATCGACGAGCAAGACTGAACGCTGAGACGTCTGCTGCGTATCCCTGACTTTTCAGCATGTCCTTGCTGAAACCCTGCACATTCTGCCGATGCGCCATCAACCTGTTCATTGATGTCTCAGGCGTCATGCTCAAAAGCGTACGCTGTAAATCCTGCACCGCCGCATAATGCGCCTTGTCCAACTCAGGTTGCAGACTCGCATCTGCTCCTGCAGGAGCTACCGGGCGGTTTGCTCGCAACCGCTCGATGACATCCTGCGTCGCTTGCGAGGCAACTCTGTTAAAAATATGCGGGTCAAATATCTTGCCGCTCGCTAACCCCTCTGCCGACAGCAGCCCAGCTTTCTGCGCCTCCTGCATTACTTTCTCTAACGCACCCAACTGGGCAGGAGTCTCCACCCGCGTATAGAACGTACCATGCTGGTTGCCCTGCATGATCGCTACATCGTTGATGCCGTTCTTTTGCAAATGATCGTAAAACTTGGAAAGCACATCCTGATCGACTACTGGTTTGCCGGGCTTCCCGGTTTCCTCGTCTATCGCGCCCGGCTGCGTAACCAGCTTACCGGTAGCGAAGAAATCCCCCTTGCGCCCGAGATGGAAATACGGCTCCTTGAGCATTCTCTTTTGTTCGGCTTCTGCCAACTTGATCGCTTCACCAAGCCGACCAATCTGGGATTCCAACTTGGCTTGCTGATCTACAAGCTCCTTTGGGTAATCTTTTTTGAACTCTATCTCAGAAAGCTGTGTATCTATCGCAGCCTTCTGAGTAGTCAGTTGTTTGTTGAATTCCTTGTTAGCTGCGATCCTATCGTTCAATTCCTTCTGCCAGAATTTTTCGCCCTCTTTCGGCTGGTTGGTCAGATCACTACGACCATCGAACTTCCTGAACGCATCATCCGTTGCTAACCCAACAGCGCGCTCTGATGCCTGCAGATTATGCACGGCGGTCATCTGTCCCAGCATCGACATGGTCGAGCGCCACGTATTGTACGCCTCTTGAACACCAGGAATTTTGCCAGCCTGGTTCCACAAATCTTTGACAGCCTGGAATTGCCGCACCCGTGTCGGGTCATCTTTGATGTCGTCAATGTAATCAGCAATTCCACGATCTGGGTGGAACCCGTAGGATGTCGACGCCGCCATGGTCTGCTTCAAAAGCTCTTTCCCCTCCGCAGGAAGTGCCCTGGATTGCTGGTCGGCAACTATAGCCGCTTTCCCAATCTGCTTTTTTCGAGGGTCCTCTGCATGCAGCGAATCAACGTACTCCTGTATATTTTCAGAAAGCTTATTGTACTCCGGGTTTCTGGCGAGCCACTCACCAGGACTCCAACCTTTCGCCGTACGCAGCCATGACCTGACGTTAAGTGAGCCGTTAAAAAGCTTCTCACTTAGCGACCTGTCAGCTGCATCAGCAGCAGCTGCTGCAGTGCCTGTTCCTTTGTTCGCCACACGGGCGTAGCTGTCAGGTCCTAGCCACTCATTTGGATACTCTCTCTGCTCCTTCATCAGATCGTCACCATACGACATGATGCGATCGAAAGCGTTGTACAGCCTAGGGTCCAAGCCGATAAAACCTCGCACCGTATCGACGATCCGATCCCAGAGGCTGGTACCCTTCACCATCTGGGACTTCAGGAAATCACGATAAGTCGGATTAGCCATCGCCTCCGACAGCATTTCATGCGCGTCGGTTATGCCGGCATGATCCCCTTTGTCTTTGAGTTGATCGTAGATGCCTCGCATGACTTTTGCTGCGGGACTGTCACCTTCCAAGGCCCGATGCATTACCGCGTGCACCATCTCGTGGACGGAGGTCACCGCAGCGTTCGCCGCATTGTAGAGCGCTGAGGTCTTCTGCTTGGTGAAGTACTCGCCTTCTTTATCGGTGACCCCATCCCGGAAAACTGTCTTCGCATCCTCAGGCAAGAATGGCTTGAGCTTCGCTACAATCTCGGCAGTCTCCGGATCGGGAGTGTGTTCGATAATATGATCGGCAACATCGGTAAGCGGGACACCACGCTGGTGCAGGTCCGTCACATCGGCATCGAGCTGCGTCACCGGCAGACCATCACGTGAGGCGATCACTCGCGCGCGTGAGTCACTCTGAGCCCGCACCTCCTGCAGCACCTTCTCTTGGGCACCCAGGTACTCGCTGATCTTAGCCTGCATCGGCTTGCTGATTTGTGTCAGACCTCCAAGATTATCCGCCTCGATATCGGCCTCAGGGTTGGCCGCCAAAGCTTCACGTAGCGCTTCCGGGCTGTCCGCTTTCCGGATATTAGCCAGCCATTGCTCGTGTTGATCAAGTGCAGCAACTGCGTCCTCACGGCCTCCCAACGCTTTGCGCAAGCTACTCAATGCCCGTTGTGCAACCGACAGTCTAGCATCGAGATCACCTGTTGGTGCAGGCTTCGCCTCAGCAGTAGGTGTCGGTGCCAAGTCTGGAGATGCCTCAGCCTCAGCAGGTCGTTGTGCAGCTGCCTCAACCTGGTTGCGCAGCCGCGTCAACCGGACATTGAGCGACAAAGCCAACCCAGGATTTTTCTCAACATTCGGCAGTAACTTCTCTAGCGTTTCAGCCTCATCAGCAGACTTGGTCTTGATCTCTGAATCAGGAAGCGCATCGATATGAGCCGCGATCCCATTAAGCGCAGCTACACGATCTTCTGCGCTACTGATCGGAGTAGCAGTAGCTGGGGGCGGCGGAGGTTTAGTCCTGGTCTCATCCAGCATCTGTCTTAAATTGTCTAAAGCCTCCGTAGCCTTGGCAGACTGTTGCTCTCGTTGCGCCGCCCGCTCCGGTGTTTCCCATGTCGGAGGAACCAAGGGTTCAGTCACTGGTGTGGCCGGAGCCTCTGGCGCTACACCGGGCGGCGTTTCAGGTGGCCGCTCCAAAACTGCCTTCTCTACTTCATCCCAGATATCAAGCCTGTCAGCCCATTTCGCCTGCAGCTTTGTCGGGTCTTTACCTTCTTTTGCCCGGCTAGCAATCTCGTCGATCAACGGCTGACGCATCGTTGCCTTGGCTTCAGGTGTTGCTGCGTCATACAGTTCTTTACCTGCTTTGATCGCACCCTTGGTGAAATCCAATACAGGAGGAGGTGCCGCAGGAGCTGCAGGTTCAGCTGCCGCAGGCTCAGCTGCCGCAGCTGCCGCAGCTGCCGCAGGCTCAGCTGCCGCAGCAGGTTCGGCCTTCGCGGTCTCTTCCATTCGCCGCGAGAATTCCTGCCCCAACAACTCATTAGCTCGTAACGCTCTGGGGTCTTCCGGGTTAGTAGCCAACCACTGTTGCACATAGTGAAGCCGACCCATCAGATCGGTGGCACCCATATCCTGCAGCGATGCCCCTTCTTGGATAATCCCTGGTGGCGACCCTGATTTAGGCGAAGGTGGGGGTAGCTGTTTTGGTTGCTGTCCCAACGCCTCTGTTGCCGCAGCAGCTGCTTCAGCTTCTTCAGCCGCACGCCGCTGTTGCTCCTGCACAAGCTGCCGAAGTTCTTCGGCTTCTGCCTGTGTCCGCGGTGGCTTCAGAACATCTATACGTCCAGCTATCTCACCAGCCGGTATTTCATTTACCGGCCCTCGCATTTCGAGCGGGACAACACCGGGCTGGTACTCTATCTGCCTAGGCAGTTCAGGTATCGCAGGTGCCGGTTCCATCTCCGCCGATCGCCGCGTGAACTCCTGCCCCAATAACCGGGAAGCATCCAACGCATCAGCGTCTTGCGGATCAATCTTTAGAGACTCTTGCACCTTGCTAAATCGCTGCCACAACTCTGTCGGCGATAGTTCCTGCAGCGGCGGACCCCCAGCAACCGGCTCTCCTGGTACCGGTCGCTCTGACAATGGCGTCGACACTGTACGCGGCGCCGGTAACTGCCGCTCAGGAGGAATGAGCGCCTGGTCAGTACTCTTAGTTAGGTCCTCATCAGTTACGTGCGCCGCTGGCTTTCCAGTAAGCGCACGCATACCGCCAAACGCACCACCAATGATTCCACCAAGCGCCGCACCGCTCAAAGCCGAGTGCACAACAGCACCTGCCCGATCCGCAAATCCGCGATTCGGATCACCCATGAACTGGGTCAGTGCTTCAGTTCCACCACCAGCAATGCCTTGCGCTGCTGCAGAATGCGCAACTCCCGATAAAATCCCCTCCTTAAAGAACGATGGCAACTTCCCGGGCAACACTCCCTGCAAAGCTGCTTCCGGTATTCCAAGCAACGCAGCCCTGCCTGGATGCTTAAGCTCGCCAGTTTCACCGATCTCCCGCTCGACGTTTGCACCAGTCACAAACGGATACGTTGCTGCTGAAGCACCTAGCAGACGAGGCAAAACCGAAGGTGCCACTCTAGCAGCTAAAGCTGCAGCCCCTGCTCCAGCTGCCCCGACTGCAGCCTCTGGAGCCAATGCTGCTCCAATCGCGCTTCCACCAAGAGCTGTGACCCCCATCGGCACCATGCGCGCAATGTTGTAGGCAATCCCGGTGGGCGACCAAGGACTAGCTTCCAAATCCGGGCGCGCATACGACTGCTCATCACGGTGGCGCTCTTCAGCAAATTCAGCAAGGGATTTGGCCATATCAGACGCGCCAGCCATCTGAGCCCCAGCTTGAAGTGCGCGTGCTCCTTCCTTGAGCGCTCCATGAAAGCCAGACATGATACCGGAGGTGAACCAGTCACCGGTGCCAGTCGCAGGAACCTCGGCCGGCAGCGTTCGCGTCGGCAACGCCGACGTACCTGGCTCAGACGGCGGCAGGTAGCTGTCAAACCGCGGAGTATAACTGTCAAACCACCCAGCCATCGTTCTTACCTACTGCTGGCCCGGAACCACATATCCCTTATTAGTTATTCCAGCGAACGAACCCAACGCATCCATCGTGGCCTTCATCGCTTTGTCCCGCTCTGCTTTTGCTAGGTCGTAAGGATTCTGTCCCCACAACACATACTTATTGTGTATCGCGGGTTTGCCAGCTTTCGCTGCTTCTGCGTCTTGCGCCTCCATATCTTTAACCTTCTGATTAGCCTCAGCGTACGTATCATGCATTTTGTCAAAAAATATTGACGCTGCCTTCTCTTGTGGGGACACAACATGCCCAAGTTGATTTCCAAATAACTGCATGAAAGTTTCTGTCGGGACCTTGCTAAAGGTGTTGATGAACTGCTCCCTCGTGTATTTTTGAGGCGCGACAGCCTGATGTGCTACGTCCGGGTGAACGTTAGCGTTAGTCGCTTTATCTACAGTCGCCTTATGTTCGTCTGCAGTTTCCACCTTTAGATTTGCTGCTGCTGCATTATGAACTGCTACCGCCTTCTCCATATCTGCGCGAAAATCTGGATGCTGAGCAACTGTCGCAAATTCAGCTGGGTTCTGTTCAGCTCTTGTCAACATACTAGGATTGGTCCGAAGAGTGTGTTGCACCACCGGATCACCTAACACTTTAGCCGTAGCATCACGTTGCTGAAGCGCAGGCCAGTCAGTAGCTTGATTGCCAAAAAGACCGGTATACGCTTTCTCAGCAAGAGATGGCCCACTAGCAACATTTCGTGCTCGCGTGTCGGTTTGCGCAGTCTGGTTTATTCCAGCAAGCCACGACATGAACGGCGATGCGTTCGGGTCTGTCGCGACCCCTCCAAAATTACCGGTGAACAGGCTCCCGATCCTACTAAGCGTGCCTTGCGCTGGTGCGGGTGGTGGTGCTGTTGAGAAAGTCACCGGTAGCGATGTAGCTACAGGTGGAGCCGTCGCATCTGAAGTCGTCGCATTCTCCGTACCACCTTGGTAATGCGCTATACCGCGCTTGAGCTGCGGTGCCATGTCAGTGCCTCCTGCATCTGTTGTGCCCGTACGAAAGGCCGGTAAGTTTAGAAAATTACCGGGCTCAACACGCTTAAAATAGTCCAACATTTGTTGCGGTGTATGCTGTCGGAAATTCTCTGGCCCTGGTGTAAACGTATAGGTCTTATCAGGATTCACGGTCCATTGACCGCCCTGGCGCTCGGGAGTGCTGTACATGCTCTCATTGGAGAATGTCATGTGATTGGGAAGCTTGTACGTGTCCGGATAGTGCTGACCAGGCGGCAAAGTTTGAAGACCAGTAGCTGCTTGCCAAGCAGCCATGTCATAATCAGGTGCAGGTGTGCCTATGCCGCGTCTGAACTCCGGCATCAGTACCTCTCGTAGCTGAACCCATTGCGGCCGAAGCCCCACTGCAGCGGGCGGAACATCTTGGACTGCGCGTCTCTCTGCATATCCTTGATTGCGTCGTCGAACGCCGCACGAAACTCCTTGGCGCGATCCCACGCACCACCACCGGCGACGTCGAGGTCAACCCCGCGCAGCGCCAGGTACGCCGCCCAGTTCAGGATATCCATGTGATGTTCTTCTGGGACTTCAGGCACAGCGTCCGGCTCACTAACGCTCAGCTTAGTAAGCGGCAAACGCGCGACGCGCATGTTGCCGACAACACCCGCGTACGGCAGTGTCGGTGTCGGATAAAGACGCAAACAAATTGCTCTGTAAGAACCACCTGTTTCCTGAACCACACTTTCATCTGTTGTCCATGCCAGCGGCTTGCCCGGCTCCATCTGCGTAAGCTGGCTCGGATCAAAAAAGTAGGTGTCCGGCTGGCGGTAATTATCGAGATCAGCATGCCCGGCACGGGCCAAGTCAGCTTTATCGCCTGTCATTCTAATAGACAGCACGCTGACGACATGAGGATCGAGCGTATAGAACGTCTGATCAGCCACTGTCGTGAACTGACAAACCTTCGGCGTCACCGCGTCACGAAGACACTTGGTCTGCCGGGCAAACCTAGTCTGCCCTTCGTTGATGTAGTGGATCAACCCAGTGTCAGACCACAAATAGTCACTCGCACCAGCAACCTGGTCCGATACATCCCTCAGAATGTGATGCCGCAGTTCAGACAACAGCTCGTCGGTGCGCATGGGTCACCTGTCGATACGCCTGTAGGCAAACCTCAACCGTGAACGATAACCCGTCACACGTTGGGTTTGCGGATCAATGACCGGCACCGAAGTCACTGCGTCGTTCAAGACGCTTATCACTTCCGGTGGTACATCCGCTTCAACACCAGCCATCAACAAGTATGGCTTACCATTCGCTGAAATGTACAACCCAGTCGGCGGAATTCCTGGGTCCTCTTCGAGAACGATCTTGATTCGTGCGGCAGTCTTCACCGGAGGTAGCGCATCCGATAGTTTAGACCTTGCATTGCGCGGCGTCGGTTCGTCGTCCTCAGGGAGCACGGTGTTCATTTCTTACTCTCCTCTGCTTTTTCCTCTTCATCACTCTCCTCGACTGCCGCATCGAAACTAGAAGCAAAATCATCCTTCTTAGTCGGTATGATCTTATCGAGGTTCTTGGTGATGAACGCGATGACCTCAGCCTCATCGTCAAAAACAAACTCCACCTCTGGGTCTAGCCACGGACCATCGGATTTGTTGTTCTTGGCGACGATCGCCGGGTCGTCCATGCAGACAGTGAAGCCGTTCTGCGCCCGCTCGATGCGTATGCTGTTCATCGTTCAAATCCTTGTTCACCCTGACCTTACCAGCCGTCTGGTATCGCCACCAGACTGTGAACCACTCCCCTGGAGCACCATACCGCTCCGGCGCCCGTACAGCGACATGATCTGCTTGGGATACGGGACACTAGCGTACGCATCGCCGACACCAGCCGCTGAACCGTACGCCTCTGCTGTGTGCGGTGGTTGGCTGAACGCGAGCCCGGCACCGTTGGCCTGCCCGAACGAGAACCGCACCCCGATGGTTGAGCTAATCGCAGCCGCATCGCCGGTGCTGGGAGCCTGACCAATAAAGCCCGCGCCGGCCGCCAGATCGCCGACACCCGCGGCCGCACCCGCGGCTTGGACAATCGCCCTTCCAACGCCAGCCGCTGCACCATTTCCTGGAGCCCGTGCAACACCCGCCCCAAAAGCTGCACCAATAGCCCCCCCAGCTGCAACGGCAACGCCCACAGACGCAACCACCGGCGAGCTGCTGCCAAGGGCGCTACCGACGCCGCTCGCCACCCCCGAGCCAACCTGTGGCATCGCCGCAACGCCGTCACCAGAACCGATCGCCCGGCCAGTCGACTCGGCCTCAAAAGCGTACTCTGCAAATGCGTTCCCGAAACCGCTGGCGACCCCAATAGTGGCGTTACCCGAGACACCATGCGCGCCGCCGGACCCAACAGCGAAGGCCAACACGCCAGACCCAGACACTCCAGCTGCACTGCCAAAGCCAGCAGAGACGGCCGCCACGCCAGACGCAGACACGCCAGCTGCGCTGCCGAAGCCAGCAGAGACAGCCCCCACGCCAACCGCAGACACTCCAGCCGCGCTGCCAAAGCCGGCAGCGACGCCCGCCACGCCGGACGCAGACACTGCAACTGCGCTGCCGAACCCCGCCGCGGACGCCGCCACGCCAGACGCAGACACTCCAATTGCGTCGCCAAAGCCACCTGCGAACGCCCCCACGCCGGACATGGATGGCGCGGATGCGTGGCCCTCACCAGTACCAAAGGCCACACCAGCAGCTTCCGTAGGGGCTGCGACGGAACCCTCAGCACTTCCATCTCCGCTCGCCGCGGCAAACCCCGCAGACCCCTTGACACTGGTAGCACGAGCCGATCCGACCCCGCTCGCCAGGCCATGCATTTTCCTCTGCTTGCCGCCGAGAATGGTGCTGAAAGAGGAAGCGACGCCTGTGCCAGAAGCACGGCCGGTGGCTAGTGTCGGGATTGGCGACTGGCCTACAGCGGTGCCAACACCTGCCGATTGACCGCTCGCAGATAGCGCCACTCCACCTGACGCAATTGCGATACCAAAACCTAGAGCCTGCCCACCCGCTAGAACACTGATCTGCCCAGGCTGGGTGTTGTTGACGACCATGCCCGAGAGCACGTACCGGCCATCGACGACCGACGTGCGTCCCAAAGCTGACGTGACATAGGTTGCAGCCACATCATCAGTCCTCTACACCACGGCGCGCCTCGTTCATGCGACTCCGAATGCGATCGACATCGGTGACACCGTCCGCGTAACACTCCAGCACCGCGTCGCTCATCGCCTTCTCGATCGCACGCGCACGCGGCACGCTCGCCGCCGACAGTGCCTTCACGGCGATGCCCACGGCGTTGACCTTATGTGGATAGAGACGATTTGCCCTTGGCTTCCAGTGATCAGGTAAACCTGACGGAAGCCCGCGCTCGCACAGCCAGGCATGCGAGTAACAACGCAGCCTCAGGGGAATCGACCCAGCCTGAGTACGTGCATAGTGCATCGTCGCCAGCGCTTCGTCATTGTTCTTTGGCTGAGGCAGATGCGGCGCTACGTGAAACCACAGATCACAAATCCCGACAACATCGAGTTCAATCAGACATCGTCGGAATGCATCTGCATGGTTCATGACAACGTGATGGTGGTGGCCGTGGTCAGCACAGGCGTGACCCCCGAGCCGCAGGTGATGTTCGGTGTAACTGTGCCGCTCCAAAGAATCGGTGTCGGGCCGCCGCCGGTTTTGCCTGTACTGAAATTGGTCGCTACGCCCGCGCCGCCCGAACCGGCCGAGAACGTGATGTTGGAAACAGGCGAGCAGTTCGCAGGACCAACGCCCGTCACTGTCCATCCGCCCACCGTACGCGCGACGCTCGCGCGCGAGTAACCGGTATAGGCGACTTCGCTGGTCCCCTGGTTACCACCTGTGCCCGGGTCGGCTGTGTGCAACGCGATCGCGATGTTGGTCTGGGGTGATGCCGCCGCATTATCCGCATAGTTCGCCCATGCGGTGGCGTTGTAGATCAGCTGTAAGATCGCCGTCTCAGTCGTGCCAGCAATCGCCATGCTCTCGATCTCCGCACGAATCAGCCCTGGATGGCGTAGCAGATATTCTTGGCGCTACCGACCATTGCAGCTGACAAAGTCACCGTACCATTACCGGCCAGGTCAGTAGCGACAGTGATCGCACTGGTCGCGTCGAGCACACAAGCAACCGTGCCCAAGGTCGTCTTGACGCTGTTGATCGCGGGCATACCTACCTGCCAATGCCACATCAGCGCCCCGGTGACGTCCATGATGTCGACCGACAGCGGCGTGAACCCAACATTGATCTGCACCGCGTTGCCGGCCGAGGTGAAATTCCCGTAAACGTCCTTGCCCTGGGAGTTCACACTGTTGCCGACCAGATTACCGGGCCCGGTATAAGTTGCCGGGATGGCGGCGACATGCAGCGAGGTATCAATGATCTGGGTCGGCATGGATAACTCCTACGATCGCGCGATGCTTCACCGCTGTCCTTGCGTAACTAGTCCGGCTTTCTTGTCACCGGCGCCTCTGGCGCTGCCGGAGGCTCAACCGTAACCTCGATCGTGCCTGCGACTGGTGCGCCAATCTTCTCGATCACCATCAGATCGGTAGATGCTTGCGCCGAACCAGTCTCGGTTTGCCCGATCGCTGTGACAGTCGCGGGCCCTACCCCTGTCGGAACTACCTTGGCGCTCGTCGGATCATCTTCAACCGGCGTCACCGTCACAGGACCAGTCGCTGACCACTCCGACGATGTAACCGCGACGTCACCACCAACCGCATCCTTGAAGCTCACCTTCACAGTCCCGGAGCCGCCCATCTCGATCTGCGGACGAGGAGGTGCGTCTTTAGCTGCCGCTAGCGTTTCCGCTTGCCTAAGCCGAGCTTCGTGCTGCTCAGGTGTAAGAGCAATCACATATGGAGGGGTCGCGGGATCGACCTTGTGCTGATCAGCCTTGGGCTGCTCGTGTGCAGGTGCCACGTGAATTCTCCTCTTACCTCGATCTCGTTCACTGAACGAGAATTACGCCGTCGCGCAGACCTCCAGGCGAGCCATGAACGCATCCTGCAGGATCACAGTCCCTTGGTAGAGCTTCCAGCCTACGGTCCCGCGCTGCGCCAGCGGATCGCCGGCTGCCGGCTTGGGGTTGACCACCATGGGCGTCATCGAGGACTTGCCCTTGAGTGGCACCATACCGAAAGCATCGCGACCAAAGAATAGAACAGGATACACATCCCAGTTGACGCCGTTGGTCGAACGGTACGTCGTCCCGCCGCTGGTCGCGGCGCCCGCATTGGGGAACGGTGTGATCACCGTCGAAGACAGGTAGCGGCATTGCTCGACCGAACCGATCTCGCCCTCAAACGGGGAGGTGTGCGGCCCGTAGCTCGCCACCGGTATGAAGCCTGTCATGTTGCGGATGTCGGTCTCCAGATCGGGATGGACGAGACCGAAGTACGCAGCTTCCACCGACTTGGTTTGGAAGTCTGGGTTGGACGCCACGACCTGGGAAATCTTCTTGGAGTTCTGCCGGTTGAGCCCGGTCGACACCCGGCGCTGGTCAGTCAGACTGAGAACACCGGCAACGTTCGCGCGCCCCGCAACCAGGTTCTGGTACCAGACGTTGGTGCCCGCCTTGAGTACGTTGAACCGCAGTGTCTCCACCGTCACCGCCGCCTGCTCGCCGAGAATGTCAGTTGCCTGTTGCAGTATCGGATCGGTGTGGGTGTCCTCGATTACGTCAGTGATCGTGATGTAATCGCCGTACTGGTATAACTGAACCGTATAATCCTGGTTCGCCAGCATGGAGCCTGCGGGCGTCACGCCCTCGACAAGCGGCGTCAGCGCCAGCGGGATGAAGAACGGTTGCCCGGCGCCGTTGGTACCTCCAGCATTCGGACCGGCCGTGCCAGTCGCGCCTTGCAGGAAGTAGCGCCGGAATTTGGCGGTCTGCGTCGAGTTGGTCGGCAGCGGGTAAGTCTGGCCGAACTTCTCGATGTGCAGATAGGGCATCGCCCGCTTGAGCATCCGCACAACGCTGTAGGCCGCCACTGCAGGAGAGATATCGCCATAACTGGTAACTGCAACCATGGAACTACTCCTGGCTTAAGGCTATGACGCCCGAGCGAACTCCGCGAAGGCACTGTCAAAGTCAGTTGGAGGTGCAACTACGTTGGTCCGCTTGGTGCTCACCGGCGCGAGACGCGCCGCGGCTGCAGCCAATGCAGGGTTCACAGGTGCAGGTGCAGGTGCAGGTGCCGGCGCTGATGCAGGTGCCAGGGCAGCGGCGGCAGGTGCCGGCTGACCCCCTTGTGCTGGCGTGATGGACTGCATGTCCTGCTTGTACCGATTGATGAGATCGACGACCTCAGCCGCCGTTCCGGATTTGATAACATGGTCATAAGCTGAGCGCAAATATGCAGGTTGTTTTGCCGTCCAGGAAGTCAGCTGACTTACGACGGTTTCGTAGTCCGGTACCTGCCCCTGCAACTCGGACAGCTGCGATCGGTCCGCCAGGGTGTCGACGGTCTGCAGGTAAGGCGCCAGCGACGCAGCCATATCCGCGTACATGCGTCGCGCGG